AATTTGCTTAGCAAATTCAAACCCATGTTCTGAATCATGAGTTTTACTTTCGTTAAACTCAATGCCCCATTCAGTTAGAATAACTTTATATTCCTTAGCAACAATATCGTTAGAAATAACTATATCGTCACCTAAGAGCATATAAGGACATCTTCTCCAATTATGGTTTGTTCTTTTACAAGACATCCATAAGAAGAAATGATGGGCTAACGTTGTGGAAGCTCATGATGAATAGAGTCCCATAGGATTACCTGTCTTGTAAGTTACCTTACGAGATCGATAATCAAATGGTTCTCCAACCATCAGTTGCTTTCAAGCGTTGGCATATTCTTCTCCAAATCAACAACTAATAATCTCTTTATTGATTTCAATTGGAAATCTATCAGTAAAGGCCGTTAGGTCGATACTATGATATGAGTTTCCCTTTGAAGCCTTTAAAGAATAAAAGTTCTTGATCTGGTTCTGAGTGCAGTCTTGATTAATCTTGGATAATTGTTTAAGTAGAAAATTATGCAAAGGTAGCAATGCTGCCTGAGTATAATAATCTCCTATAGCAACTTCCCGAATCTTACCTTCCTTATCAACAACTTTCGATAATCTTCGAGAAGTCAGACTACCCTTGCGGGTAGCACGGCAATCGAAGAATTGAGGAATACGTTGATAAAGGCCTGTAAGTTTGAGCATTAAGTCATATAACTTTTGTCCTCCTACAATCTTTATAGATTCTAGTTGAGCAGAAGTGAGACTAAATATATCTTTATAAGAAGTCCAAAGGGCATGCCCGTTTGGACCACTTTTAGAAGACATATGAAACTCCTTAAACATTAACTGTTTAGGGATGTGACCTAAGTGTCTAGGGTTAACACCTAAATCCTTAAGAAAAGGAATTATATGCTCTCTCAACGAAGATGGCGTTCTAGTATAACTAGGGCCCGTCTCTATTGTAGAGGTAGATATTTCCCCATCTAACCTAATAAATCTTGTTATATAAAGAGAACTAAAGATTAGCCGAATGAACGGGTAACTTTTGCTTTCTTTTATATGAGATATAATAGGTCTTAGGATTTTAGGTAATCATAACTGATTTCCGAGATTAAATTCTTGATCCATACTAAGTATGGATTTCAGAAATATAGATCTCAGATTCTTACAGTACTTAATAGCTTCGGGTTTACCCCTAGTTTCAAGTACAGTGAGAACCTTAGAAGCGATCCTTAACGCATAAGA